ATCCTGTGGTGTCTGGTTAGGTTGTAAAAGGACTTTACCATCAGCAGAAACAACAGAATAGTTTTGAGGTACTAAGAATGAATTACCGTATTCACCGCCTACGGGGTCTTCACCTCTCATTTTACGTGCTTCGTCTACCCTGATAATGCCAGACATTACACCGTCTTTAGCTAATAAATTCTTTTGTTCCGCTGTTTCTGGGACAACTTCTTCAAACCCTATTTCCAAGTTTTCACTATTCTTGAATTTAGTAATATATTGCTCTTGGAGTTTTGCTTTAATCCAATCTAGTCTAGGTTTTACTATTCTACGAGCTAATTGATATTCTCCAGCTTCAGCGTTGGCTTTGTTTACGTTCTCTGAAATCCCTAAAGAGGATTGAGGCATACCTAAAATACCTAGAATAATATCCCTACCCCTTAACTGGAGATTAGAGAAGTCCATATCTTTTGCGGAAGTTGAGACTGTTTTTACGTCTTTTATCCCTTGAACTAAAGCTACCTGATGAGCTTTGTTTACACCTTGATATTTTTCTTTCCATTTTTTAGTAAACTCGTCAAACTGTTCATCTGAAAAGTTACCATCGGGGATTAAAAACAGGTCAGGTCTGGCAGAGTTAAACCAGAATTTACGATTCCATTCACCTTGATATTTCTGATTATCCAAGTCAACGGAAATAGCCTGTGCTTGCCCCATTCCACGATACTGGTCTAAGGGATTGGGATATTTAAAGTGTATTACTTCATTCGGTAAAAAGGGAATAGCAGTAGAACCAGAACCATAGACATACCCTTTAACCATCGGAAAATA